GGCAATGGTTCGCGCGCTAAGATTAAAACGCTTAATTATCCATTCCATCAAAGACACAGGCTTCTGCGTAGGATGCACCCTGTTAGTTTTTTCACTAGCCTGCGTAAACTGACGCACAACACTTCGGAAATTTGCCCATGCAAGCTCACAATCAGTTTGATCGCTTTGCCCGTTGTTTTTATCCCATACAAGCCAGCACTCACTGTCTGGCAATACACTGCAATAGTAATTTGCGCCCCACCAAATTTGCTTGGCATTCGGATATAGCGAATGAATGAGCGTAAATGCGTCTTTAGCTACCGTTGCATCGTCATCGCCTAAAATGTCGCCGTCATAGTTTTTCGATAAGACAGATGACTTACTCACCGCGTTCATGCCATATGGAGGATCAGTGTGTATTAAATCCATATAGTCGCCTTGCGTAAGATCATGTATATGCTCAGGATTCGTTGCACTGCCACACATAAGCCGATGATTGCCTAGCACCCAGATATCGCCCTCAACCGTTACAGGCGTCTCAGGCACGTCAGGAACGTCGTCCTCGTCGGTGAGTCCCTCTATTTGCTCAGGCTCTAGCAGTTGGGCAAGCTCATCAGAGTCAAAGCCGATTAGGTCGAGGTCAAAGTCTAGCTCCTGTAAGCGCCTTAGCTCTGCCGTCAGTGCTTCGGTATCCCAGCCTGCGTTTAGTGCCAGCTTGTTGTCGGCGATAACGTAGGCTTTCTTTTGCGCCTCTGTTAGCCCCTCAAGGGTAATCGTCGGCACCTCGGTAAGGTTAAGACGTTTAGCCGCCATGAGGCGACCATGCCCCGCAATAATGCCTGCGGCGTCATCTATCAGTATTGGGTTAGTAAATCCGAACTCTTTGATGCTCGCGGCTATCTGCGCCACCTGATCGTCGGAGTGTGTACGGGAATTCATTGCATACGGAAGCAAGTCCGCAGTGGGTCGATAGTCGATTGATAGACTCATATTTTATAAAGGTGACGGTATACCTTCGGCCCAGTAGAGGCCATGTGTTTGCCCGTCTCTTACTTCTCCGCGTTTGATGTCTTGGTCTGACATGGGGTATGTCTCCACTGCCCCGTCGTCAAATGCGACGAGGTACGTGCCTTCACTCCTTGGCATACTGCCCTGCTCTACGGGCCGCCAGTCTATAGTCACTGTCTGCAACATATAGTGTTCCCCCGCGCATATTATACCAATATATGCGATTAGCGTGCGGACAATAAATAACGCTCATTTATTTGGGGTAAAAAAAAGCCCGCTAGGTGCGGGCAATGCGTCTCTACGCTGGAAATTTGTACCTGACTATCTCTAGTGGCGGCTCGTCATTATCATCAAGCGGCACTATGCTGTAGTCAAATAATATCGCCATGTCTTTCTCGTGTCGGTTAGCCATAGCGTGTGCTGCTTTGACTGCAATGATGGTGTCCTCAATCTCCTCGCTGTCCATCTGTGCAAGCCGTTTCGTAAATCCCTCTAAAGTCAGGATGTCCGTCCCTACCATTTGTTTGCCCCCATAAGTCTACAAATTCGCAGTAGATGTCTTGTTGCGCTACCGCATCGTCGTAATCACTGCGCCCTACTATCCCGAATGCCAGAAATGCTAGCACTATTAGAATCGCCATGTGTGTCGCCTTTAATTCCTTCATACAAACCCCTCACTTTTGGATTCTTGCGTAGCTTCTCTAAGGCTACGGTTTCGATCTGCTTTACCCGCTGGCGTGAGATACCCATAACTGCGGCTACCTCTGTCAGTGTCATTTGCTCGCTAAACTTGCTCATTTGCCCCCCAGCGAAGGGCCGCTATGCGGCCACTGCCTCATTTATAACTGCGGCTTTTGTAGGCCGCTTGAAAAAACCAAACTTAGCGTCTTTGTCTGATGCTGTCACCGTAGCGGTAAACGTAATGCGGCTCTCGCGCTCTGCGTCATCAAGGCTAGAAGGCACTGAACCCCATACGCGAAAGCCACGATCATCTTGCACAAGCATTTTGAGTACATCACCGTACATAGACTCTTGAACCTTAAATGCGAGCACGGTGCCAGTGATAACAACGCGGCCCTCTGGTGCATCCTCGCCAGCCTCATGCGCCGCATCACGCTCTGCGCGTTGTGCATCGCGTTGCTCTTGAGCGTACTTTTGCAATCTAATCAGATCGCCTACCAGCTTTTCGCGGATAGCTTCGCAGATATCCTGCGGGCAGTGCGAAACAGTGACGTAGCGCATTGGCTTGCCGTGCTTGTCACTAAACACGCGCGAAGCGTAAACGCTGACGATCTCGCGAGTCACTGCTGATAGCTCTTGCCACTGCGTCATAAACTTGTCGGCACGATCAGCAGGAACGACAAACTTAGTCTCTTCTCCAAACGCACCTAGAGCGACACTTTCGCGCTCTTTAGGAAAGGGCAAATACTGGCCTGCAAGGTAAGCCGCCTCGAACTCATTGTCGCCCTCCTGCCAAACCCAGACATAGCCATCGCAAGGCGCGTGTAAGCGGCCGGACTTCTCAGAAAAAATAGGCTCTGCACCTTCGTTGCGATTAGCCGCCGCACGCTGTAGGCGAGTGTCATAAGCCTTAACACCACGCTGACGCGCAAGCTCGTAGTCAGCGATGCGATTTTCTAACCAGCTCCAAAAATTAGTCATTACCCTTCTCCATATATTGAGTTATGGATACTACTCTACAGATGCCTTTATCCATTGCAAGCACTTTTTTATCTTGTTATGTAAATAGCTAGGGGTGGGAAGTGCAATGCGACAATCGTGACATTTTCAATCACCCGTAATGACGGGCAATCTCTGCAATGAATTGATCTTCGTTGGGGTGGCGCGACAGGCGCTTGAGGTAGGTTTCCTCGTCAACGCCTTTCTCTCTGCCTAGTCGAGCAAGTAGCTCTGTAATTTTGTCAGTAACGACGATGTGATGCCGCTCTGCAAAAAACTGCCGTTGGCTCTGTACACACATGACAACACTCCTCTGTTGCCCTGTAATTATAGCATAGAGGCAATCAGTTATACGACACGATCACGTAGTCAGGGTTTTTTTCTTTCTTGCGTACTTCTTCGCGGTAGTGCTTGGCTATCTCATCGCGTATCGCTTTATTCTCTTTAAGGATGCCCCTGCACTTCTCAGTCAGTATCTCAAGGTGGCCTGCGCCTAGCTCCTGCTCCAGAAAGCCGCTGAACGCCAAAGGATTTTCCGTAAAAAATCTATGATGATACGCACAGAGGCAGATTGCGTTATCCATGCTATATCTCACAATTTTCCTGCGTCGCCCATAAATATGTGCGGCTTGAAGAGTCTGATCGGTGCCACAAACTAGGCAAGCGCCGTCCCTTGCTCTGACTGCCTTGCTGAACCAGATATCGGCGTTAGTGCGTTTGATCGCCATAATAAGTCTCTTTGGTGAATTCTCTTTCGCGCAGTATGGCTTTTTCTCTGTGCCCACAGTCGCATATCCAGCCTTCTAGCTTACCGCCTTGGCGCGTAAATTGCGGAACCATGTCTTTATGGCACTCAGTGCATTTCACGGTCGAGTCGCCAGTCGTCAATAGTAGTGAGAAGCGCTGTGAGCCAAGACGTTGTAAAACTGTCAATATCGACATCTATTGTGATCCCCTCGGGGCAAGCCACCTCAATATAAACGTCAGTCAAGTCTGCATTGCGCATGTTAGTCGTAGCCGCTGTGATTGCATCTACCCTACACACGACTGATCCGCCATCAGGCAAAGGCATCGAGATAATTGGCATTTTGTTCATCAAAGCCTTGGCCTAATTGTCGTGCGGTGTACTTCGCCCTCTAGCTTATCGTAGGTAATTACCTTTGCGCCACGCTGTGAAACCCAGCCGCCTCGTGCCTCGTAGCTTGAACGCCCAGTAAGTGAGGGGTGCATCTCTGCGACAGCGCCGCCGTCTTCTATGACGCGCTCATGGTGATAATGTCCCATGTGGATATAAACACCCCCCGACGCCTTGCCCCACATTTCACGGAATCTAGGCTCGCTTGCAAAAAGCTTGTGCAGGTTGGCTAGTTTCATCTTGTGGCCGTGATGGAAGCCCAGCATACAGTTGCCATGTAGATAGGCGTAGTAGGGAAAAGGGTTGTCGATCACCTCGACGCGGCTACCCTCAAACAGGTGCTTTATGTATTTGCGAAGCCAGACGCTAGAGCTAATGTCGTGGTTACCCTCTGCAACCACCACTACAACGCGCTCAAATCGCGCCAGCATCATTTTGACAGCTTCCCTAACTATCGACATGGCTACGTCAACGATCTTCGTGTAGCGCGTGTCAGCGTCTAGTACGTGAAAATTTCCACTGGTGACTGGCTGCAAGTTAATACCGTCAAAGTGAATAAAGTCACCAAGGATGTTTAACATCCCTGTTTTCGAGTTTGGGCAGGCCGCTAGCATGTCGTGCATCGCGTTTAGGAATATGTCTGCTGCTATCTTGGTGTCAAAGTTATCACCAGTCTCCGCCTCCCAACAGGCACTGCCCACATGAAAATCCGTAACCGTCAACAAACTCAGTAGCCGATCATCGCTTCTCTTTGGCGGCTTGGTAGGCTTAAACGGCTTAACAAGTTTAAGGCTGTTTTCCATGCGCTCGATTAATAGCTCAAGTTGCCGCTCTTCGTCGCTCTGACTTTTCACCCACTGGCTAACGGGTTTCCCGTCAGTGTACAGCGTAGAGACGCCACGAATTTTAAAGCCATCAGGCACAGGGTGCGTATAGTCGTGTTCTGGACTGTAGCCCTTTTTCGCGGCGGACAATTTCACAGTCTCTAAGTGAGTGACTACTGTGCTTCGCGAGATTTTAAGCTCTTTAGCTATTTCTCGCTGGCTCTTGCCTTCTTCTACTCGGCTGATTATTTCTTTCTGCCTTTCGGTTTTGCAAAACTGTAATAGGCTCATGCCTACCCCCCCAGTTTGCTGTACTCCGAATTTTGAGGTTTGGTGAGTTTGACGCCAAGATCAATACACCACGCCTCTACTTGCTGCATGAAGTATAACATTTCTCCCCTGTCTAGCGTCGAAGTACCGCGTACCTGTGCGGGTATCGTCGTATTGCCGACATCTACGTCCTCAGTGCCGAGGAATTTGTATTTAAGCATTAGCTTTAAATCGTCCTCAGTGCCGGTGAAGCCGCCGCGCTTTTTAAAGTGCCTAGTCATGTCCCTGACCCACACATGAAACAAGTCGTTTTGACTTAGTGAGCGGCGTGGCTTGTACTCCTTTACTTGCCACGCTACCGGCTTTTCCCAGTTCCATTCCTGTTCGAGAAACGTCTGAAACGCCTTCATGCGATCCTTAATTTCGATCGGATCTTTTATTAGCCAGAACTCACCGAACATATTCATAGTCCTGTGGCGTAGGCTCGGGCTTGTGTGTCGCAGGATCTTTAGCCGACTTTTGCTCTCGAAGTCTGAAAAAGCCGTCATGCTGCGGATACTTACGCATAAACGCACGAGCGTAAAACGCCGGATGGTTATTGCCGACTTTGAAGCTAGTTACACCATCGCCGCCAGCATCTTTTTCCCAGCGAATACGCTCAAAGATTGCTTTCGCACTGTAGTTTTGAAAGCCCCTGTTAATCATCGCAAAGCTGAATTGTTCAAACAGATCCCACACCTCGGGATGCTTGTTGTGAAACGCCACACACTGTTCGCGCATTTCTTCGAGTCTTGTTTTCATCTTGTTACCCTCACTCCGTCAAATGTTACGTACTGCCCGTACTTCTCAAGGCATGATTGTCTAAACCGTTCGTTCTGCATGAAGTCGTGCGTGAGGTCGTCTAAGTTCGACCAAGCCTTCATAGGCTTCTTGCCTGTCTGCTCATACTCTTTTTGTGCAAACGGACTGCCACCCTTTTGGTTTGCGCGTGACAGCCAGCTTTGGCAAAAGCGGGGCATTCCCCGCACTGTTTTGACGCGAGCAGGGTTGGCCTCTAACCATGTCGCCATGACATTTAGCTCTGCGAAAATATCGACATCAGGAAAAGCGTGTTGCCAGCTTAGTATCTGCTCATCGGTTGGTTGCCAGTCTGTGCCGTCTTTACAAATCATTTTTGGCCTCCAGCTTTTGCTGTAGTAATTCAGCCGCCTTGAATTTTTTTGCTTTTTTTAGAACCTCTATTGCTTTCTCAAGTTTTGCTTTGCTCGCTGAGTTCATTTGAGCCTCTCGCAATTCATCTTTGCCTTCCTGTAGGCAGTTTTTACAGCAAAAATGATTGCCTGCGTGATCTGTATTTTGGCTTCTCAATCGTGCGTGACTCGCCGACAATACTTTTAGCGGCAACTTAGTTTTATAGCCACACTTGTGACAAGTCACCTCGTGCCATTTCCTACGAGCGGCCCACTCTTGTCGCGTCTGCCTACTTTTTCCTGATATTTGCGTCTTGTTGCCGACGACATAACCTAGAACTGGTGGAAGTTTATTCATTACCCTTCTCCTTTTTTTAGACAATAGGGATCATTAGAGGACGACTGTTGCCCTATACAAGATTCCTAGCTAGTCCATTATTCCTACAGTATCAGTGCAGATCATTAACGGCTCTGTCATCACCGCGCCCTTACTACATGGCAACATAACCACTGTTCGTCCCCGTCCTCAAAGGTCGTAGGAATAATTCGGCTTTCTTGAGCGGCTGCACCTGAGACAGCACTATTTAACTAGGCTCGACTAGGCACACATAAGGTAAGAATAGGTGAGATAGGTGTACAGACAGCTAGATTGCTGTACAATTCTTCCTATCCTTTTTGCGTGCAAGCTCAAGGATACCTCTTGCGTCTACCCTTCCGCAAGTGGCTAGCCCCGTTTCCTCGACGGGGCTTTTTTTTATCTGCCTAATTTCTCAAACTCATCCAACGACAAGTTGAGTCTGTTGGCTAACTGAACGACAAGCGAAAACTTCATGTCGTCCTTATGCCGCCATCTACAGACAGCGACATTGCCTACACCAAACTCCTTTGCCAGCTCCTCATTACTAACGCCTGCCAGTGCTTGCGCCTTCTTAAGTGCGCGGCCTGTGCTAGAAGGGCAAATCATCGTCTAGCTCCTGTACCTGTAGTGACTGGCGAGCCTGTTGCATACCCTTGTTATGCACCTCGTCCTTTGCCGTCGTGCTGAGAGACATAAACGTGTTGCCGTTCTTGTCTTTCTTGAGCCACGCTGACAGCCAAAACTCCGCGCCATTGCCATCGGTGTAGCTACCCTTGTAGTCAGGGTGCGTTTCCTTTTCCTTCCTGTCGTTCTTGAACAGGACGCCTCGATTGCTGTTGTCATACTCCATTTGCTAACTCCTTTCTTGCTTTGTTAAATGCGTCATTGCCCTTGCAAGCCGCACGTTCCTCGGTGGTAAAAATGCCGCCCTTAGTCGGCGCTCTAAATAGCGTTGCCATCGTCTCGTGATCTATGTCGCCCCAGATAGCCGCCAGTGATTGCCAGTCTTCGTTGGCGATTGC